TTTCTTCCGCGCTTGGTTAGAGTCCACTGGACAAGCCGCAGTTGCTCAATCCACTGGTCGCGCTCAGAACTCTGAATTGGAGAAACAGGTTACCCCCGGTCGTTCAAGAAATACCGGAGCACCTACATCAGCCAATCAAGGTAAAATGTATTCACCGCAAGACATCCAAAAGTTCTTTAACGATGTCCGAACTGGTAAATACAAAGGCCGAGAGCCAGAGCGTGACCGAATCGAACGTGATATTTTCGCTGCACAGCGGGAAAATCGCATCCAAGTCAATGCCTGATTAGAGGAGTTTTATCATGTCTTATCCTGTTTCCCCCGGACGCCCGAACTATTCGGGTAACTTTATCCCTGAAATTTGGTCTGGTAAGTTGATCGAGAATTTCTACGACGCTACTGTACTAGCCGCTATTTCTAACACCGATTACGAAGGCGAGATTCGCCAGTATGGTGACACCGTGAATATCCGCACTACGCCGGAAATCACAATCCGTGACTACGTGAAAGGACAAACCTTAACCGTAGAAAATCCTGACAAGCCTAAGCTTCAGTTGGTCATCGACAAGGGCGAGTACTTTGCCTGCGTTGAAGATGATGTAGACAAGGTTCAGTCTGACATTAACTTGATGGACACTTGGTCTAAAGACGCTTCTGAGCGTATGAAGATTAAGATTGATCAACGTGTGTTGACCGATATCCTGACTGGTATTGCTGCTACTAACAAGGGCGCAACCGCTGGTGAGCAGTCTGCTTCGTTTAACCTTGGCACAACTGGTGCTCCATTAACCGTAACTAAAGATGGCGCTTCAAGCACTACTTCTATTGTTGACCTATTGGTCGATATGGGCACTGTGCTTGACGAAGCTAACTCTCCTGAGGCTGATCGCTTCGTGGTTATCCCCGCTAAGATGGCTGGTTTGATCAAGAAGTCTGAACTAAAAGACGCTGCGCTAACTGGCGACAGCATGTCTATTGTTCGCAATGGTCGCTTAGGTATGGTTGATCGTTTCACAATTTATGTATCGCACAATTTGTATGTGTCTTCAGGCAAATACAACATCATTGCTGGACATAAAATGGGCTTTACATTCGCATCACAAATGACGAATATGGAAACCATCCGCTCAGAATCTACTTTTGGCAACATCATCCGTGGTCTACAAGTCTATGGATATAAAGTTGTTAAGGGCGAGGCTCTGTCCACTGCCGTTGTGCAGTTCTGAGTTAGCCCCTATTACATCGAAAGGAAATTAAAATGGCTGCATATACTGACTCGCTCGGGTTCAATAAGGGTACTGCTGCGTACCCCGCGAACGTCACCGACATCTCCAAGTTTGAAGTGACCTTGGACTTTGCCGCAATCATTGCTGCTCGCTCTGCTGCTGGGGCTGTTGCTCTAGCTGCTGCTGACACGCTGCAAGTGATTTCGCTACCTGCTGGTTCCATCGTTTTGTCGGCTGGCGTGAATGTAACCTCTGCGGAGACTACTAACACGACTGCTACCTTCGACCTTGGTTTCACAGGCGGTACACCATACGCTGCAAATGCGTATGCCAACGACGTCGCTTCCAACGCTACTGGCTTGAAAGCTGCTGATCTTGCAAACCCATCCGTTGTAGTTACCGCCGACACGATTGATCTTCTGATCAACACCGCTGTCCCGACAGACTGCGTGGTGAAGGTTTTTGCTATTGTCGCTAACGCTAACTAAACCCAGTGGGGGCTTCGGCCCCTGCTCTTAAAAGGAGAAAATCATGGGTGTTTATAGTGGTATTGCACAAGACAATGTAACCATTAACAGTGGCAAAGCAACATTGCAGACGTTGACTGTGACTGGCGCATTGACTGCTTCTGGTGGTGTTCGACTTCCTGTTACGGCTGTTGCTGCTGCGGGTTCAACCCAAGCTAATGCGGCTGCATTAGCTGAAGGTCTGAATGTTGTTTCCGCCGCTGACGGTGCTAAAGGCGTTCGCTTGCCTACAGCCGTTGCTGGTGCAACTGTAATTGTTAAAAATACCGCCGCTGGCGCGTTGCTTATCTACCCTGCTACCGGAGCAGCGATCAATGCAATTTCAGCAAACGGTTCGTATAGCATTACAAACCTTACCAGCACTATGCTAGTTGCGTCATCTGCAACTCAATGGTATTCTGTACCTTTAGTTGCTTCGTGATGTAGATTACAAGGGGCTTCGGCCCCTTGTTTTTAGGAGTTAAGGATGCCAGTTAACCTTACGGGTTCAACAATTGCTAGTACCTACGATCAACTGATCCACGTTGATGATGGCCCGACGGCTACTGAAAAGGTAGTTTATAGCGGCACAGGCGTGGCAACGGCGCTCAAACTTAGCACTCTGTCTGCCTCGGTAGACAATATTCGTTTAGATGGCAACACCATCTCTACACTCGACACCAACGGAAATCTTGTACTAGCCCCCAACGGTACAGGTTCGGTTACTGCGTCCAAGGTTGACATCACAGGCGGCACAATCACAGGCATTACCAATCTTGTTGCTACGGGCGGCACGATCTCAGGCGTTACGTTTACTGGTTCGTTTACCGGACTCACGTTGATTGAGTCTACGACGCTGGCAACAAGTGCCGCAGCAGCAGGTTGCAATCTTAACGGAAGCACATTAGCCGCAGACGGCACAGATACCAACATCAACATCAACATCACGCCCAAAGGTACAGGACAGACTCTTAGTTCCGGCAAGATGGGTTACCCCACTGGCACGGGCGGTAGTGTAACTCAAGCAACAAGTCGCACCACTGGTGTTACGCTCGACAAAATTACAGGTGAAATTATTCTGGTTGCCGGGACACTTGGTGGACATGACGCTGACGAATTTGTTCTAACCAATAGCACCATTGAAGCAAATGATGTTCTTATATTAGGTATTAAATCCGGCGTGGCAGCAGGTACACGTAAATACTATCAGGTTCACGTTGTCTCTGTTTCTGCTGGATCATGCGTTATCTCTGTTGGGAATATCGACAACGCTACCATTCCAGCGTCGGGTACAGATGCCCCGGTCATTCAATTTGTTGTACTGAAAGGAGCGGTGGCGTAATGGCTAAGACACCAGCATGGACACGCAAAGAAGGCAAAGACCCCAAGGGGGGTCTGAATGCCGCAGGGCGTGCGTCCTACAACAAAGCCAATCCGGGTAAACCCGGATTAAAGCCGCCAGCGCCGAACCCCAAGACCAAAGAGGACGAGGCGCGTCGCAAATCATACTGTGCCCGAAGTGCTGGACAGGCTAAGTTGTTTCCTGATGCGGCGAAAGACCCCGAGAGCCGTCTAAACAAAGCGAGGCGAGCATGGAAATGCTGACTGAACGGTGGGTGCCTATACACGGCTACGAAGGTCGCTACGAAGTCAGCGATCATGGGCGGGTTAAATCCGTTGCACGGTATCGCCGGGGGAAGTCGGGGGCAATGGTGCCAATGCCGGAACGCATTATGCGTTTGCATACCAAAAAACGAAAAACCAATGGACGCACATTGCCGTATCAGGAAATTCGTTTACGCAATGGCTCCTCCCGTGAGATAAAGGGAAGAGCATTTTTGGTGCATCGCCTTGTTGCGCAAGCGTTTGTTGGCGAGTTGTTTGACGGGTGCCACGTTGATCATATTGACGGGGGGCACGACAACAATTGGCACACCAATCTTCGTATCCTTTCTGTGCAAGAGCACGGTCTTTTACATCCATGCATTGCGAATCCAACTCGTAATGCAAAAATGCAAGCTGCTGCGCAGGTTAAAGTTGCTGCGATGCGACAAGCCGGAGAGATCGTAGGACGGCTTCGGGTGCATAAGAAAGAGGTGTGCTGACATGGCAACCAAGCCCAAGGCCAAATCCACGGTCAACGCCGCTGGTAACTACACCAAGCCCGAACTGCGCAAGCGGATCGTGTCTCAGGTGAAGTCTGCTGCGGTGCAGGGCACTGCCGCTGGGCAGTGGAGCGCACGCAAAGCGCAACTTGTTGCCAAGAAGTACAAGGCCGC